GTAACTATAATGAAATTTGACAGCCTCGAAAACCTCTCAGACCATATTTATTACTCTGCATCTCGACAATGGGCTGCCGAATGTATTTATGACGAGACTCAACGATATCGCTCAATGATTCAAGTAATGCAACGCGGATTCAGAATCGAAGGAATAGACGTCCTGCATATAATAAACTCTAAAAATATTCAGATCATAAAACAGGGAGAATTTAATGAGACGACATGGGATTGGGACCAATACAAAGTACCCTATTACCTTCACTATCTTATTGGTCATCCAGACAATACCCCACCACTTTAATCATCATTGTTCAAAGTATAAACCTCCTGCTCGCTCAAGACCACCATCGGAAACGACTTTATTACTGTACACCAGCGACTATTTAACTTCTTAGTCTTTTTAATCTGATCCTTATCAAAGCCAAGGTAACTTTCAAGCAAATATTTTAACACTCTGCCACCGCTATTCTTAGGGAAGAACGTAATGGAATGGGCTTCATTCAAGATTCGTTTGGTCTCGTTACCAGAACATGCCAGATGCGAAGTATAAATGCAATAAACATTGAAATGACGACCAGTCTCAAGAATACTATTCAAGATCGAGGCAACTTTAATCTTCATGGGCTTATCAGTAATGCAGTCAACATCGTCAAAAATGACCAAGGAATCTTTGAAATCCTCGGCCTTGAGGTCATCTTGCAGCAAAGCAGGTGTCAGAGCAATTCGTTTCAAATCCTTGACCTTATCTATACTGGAGTCATCAGCGATTGATGAAAATAAATAGATTTGTCTCTTGGGGAATGCCTTCTTAAATTGGTCGCAATATTCTTTCGTATAATACGATTTGCCGCTTCCAGATGCACCGCAAATGTATAATATTTGTCGCTCCTTTTTGGTGTCAGGAATCTGTTGAAATTTTTCAGCACCTGTTAGTTTAAGTTCATTAAAAATAGCCTTTGCATTTTTGCTGTCGTCAACACTCAGTATGGGAGTTTTTTTAGTACGAGAATTTTTAATGATGCAAAACGGTTGACCTTCTGATTCGAAATTCATGCTTGTTTAATATAGTAATACAGATTTATTATTTTTTACAAATTCCAAACATTGTTTATTTATTATCTTCAAAAGTTCGACACTAACATCCTCTAATTTATTACCAATATCTTCGAGTGTCTTGCTGTTATATGCGTCCGCTAAAGATTTCTCTAAAGTCTTGTCTTTTATAAATTTACATTTCTCGGATATCAAACCAATATTATGCTTTATGTCAGCAATATTAGGGGTTCTAAACTTCTGTTCGAGCAACGCAATAATGGTATTTATTTCAGAGCGTTGCTTATAAATAAGACCAGTGACCGAGTTAAAAAAATTGAACAGGGTCGTCATCTTTTGTTTGTTTTTGCCCTCGATATTATAATAGGCAAAGCACCGTTTCAGCCCCTTCATATAATTGCGGGAGGCATAAAAGTACTCATCGAAGTCATGCTTTATGCTGTTGAGAATGCTCGACTTGGCTGCATCTTCCTTGAAAAAGTTGGCGTCATTTCCGATTTTAATAAAATAATTGTCCGAGAATTCGGTGAAGATTCCGTCGATAAGAGCAATGACATCTAACTTCATGGTGGTCTTCATTAATATGCAGTCTTGGAAGGCAATTTTTCGACCATCTTTCATGATTTTATAACCATTCTTAATGTCATCTTTATTCCAGCGTAAGGCTTTGCCGTCAGAGTCCATTCCGCACTTGAAATCCGAGATGTATATGTCAGGGTCTTGCTCGGCTTCGGCAAATTTCTTTTTGAAAAATAAATATATTGAGTGCAAAATGGTATGCTTGTCGCTTGAATTAAAATAATCATTCAGGTCATAATCAGAAACGTATTTGGCATGTTTAAAAGATGCTGAGCCGACAACTTTGTACGTACGTGAAATGGTCATCAAATTGAAAATGTTGCGTACCGCCGCACTATAATCTTTTATACTCCGAGTCTCAAATAAATCATACATTGCTATATGTTCTTATTTTATATTTTATAATAAATATTTTGTTGGGCAATTTTTGATGCTGCGCGAATATACAGTGGGGATGTCGCGAGTATTGTTTATTTTCTTGCCGTAGAAATTGCGGCCTGCACCTTGCATTCCAGTTGGCTCATTTTGTTTGTATGAGTTCAAAGCAATTGTAATTTGCTCGATTATTTCAAAAATCGTTTTTAATAACATTGCCCAAGAATTGTTACCGTAATCAATAGTAACAAACAAATAAGCCCAATTTTGCATGAAATCTTGGTAATAAATGAGTGATGATCTGATTTCGTCAAGTTCTTTAATTTCCTTGCCGTCGAGGTCACTTACATTTGGCTTAATATATGTCCTAAAAAACAGATTCGCCTTATTGAGTGCACTTTGCAAAAATTTTATCTTGTAAATAAATTCATACTCTTCGTCTGGATTTGTTGGAGCGGCTAATTCCTTGACCAGTTCTGCATTCTGATAAATTTCTGATACAAGATTTTTAAACTCCAAAAATTTCAATGAAATGTCAGCAGACGATTTCTTAGCATTCATATAGTCTCTGTCCATGCTGCCTGTAGGAGCAATATTGTCTAAAGAATACGATGCAACGCGTTTCGAAGCGCTAAATATACTGTCAGGGTTCTCCCCAAGATTTCCGTAATCTGCTAATAATGGCATTTACTTTATGGTAATATATTATTTTTAATCGAGGTTATTAATAAAGCCCTTGGTCCTTGACGTATTTACTCGCTTGAGGGAGGCTTATACCTTGCTGCCTCATGACTGCTGCGACGATGTCCCCGCGGGCGACTTCACGTTTACGTCCTGATGTTGGCAAAGACATTCTTTTTGGCTTTCTACCTGCTGCCATCATGAGAGGTACTACGTAGGGCGCAGCCGCCTTTGACACCTTGACAACATCATCGAGCCAATTTCCACCGCTCATTGAACCTGCGGATACACCCTCTGGTCCTACACCGAAATCTGCATCAGACGTCTTCTTTTTAGAAGTTCGTTTTGGTTTGGGTGGTAAACTTAACAGTTTTGAAATTGCTTCTTTTGACATAGCCTTTCTTACACCCTTTATTGGTGTTTGTTTAGCACCACGTGGTTTTCTTGCCTCTGGTGTATATAACGATTTATTTGCCTTTATGAGTTTTCTTGCGGCTGCCAAAGTAATGCCTTGGGCTGCTGCCAAATCTCTAACGGACTTCCAATAATGGACTAAGTCACCTCCAACCATTGTATCATCGTCTGAATCGCTATCTGAATCCGAATCATACATTGCCCCAGCAGTCATTTTTGGCTTACGCTTTTTTTTTGATGACCCAACTACGCTCTTGAATATTTCTACGGCTTCAGCCTGTTTCTTCAATTTTGTCCTCTTGTTAGGACCTCTCTTTTTGGGTGCTTCAGGTATATACATCGATTTGACTGCCTTGATTCGTTTTCTTGCGGCTGCCAAAGTAATGCCTTGGGCTGCTGCCAAATCTCTAACGGACTTCCAATAATGGACTAAGTCACCTCCATAAAGATGGGATTCGTCAGGATAATACGACTGCAACGCCTGAGGATAAACTGTATTATGGAATTCGCTTGGTTGATTGCTCAGCATAGCCCCACCAGACAAATAAGACTTTATTGCGTCTTTTGCCACGCTCGAAGCCACGTTGGTTGCTACAGGAACGACTTGCTTTGCAAACGGATCAAGTACATCTTTCGCATCATTAAAAAAATGTCCAATGGAATATTTTCCACCCTTTCTTTTGCCTCCCTTAATATAACTTAAAGCAGCCTCCTTGGCAAGTTCACCTGCAATCGGTGCGGCTACTTGGGCTGTACCTACCAAGCCTTGTTTAAATCCCTTACCAAAGTCCTGCCAAAATCCTGCTCCGAGTAAATTAGGTTGATGAATTGCACGTGTTCCGACTGCTAAAGTACTGGGATAATCATATTGAGTTAAACCAGCCTTTGGATGAAGTCTCGCACGTTTACCACCAAGCATGTTTGGCTGAGGCTGACCGTTAAGGATTCCTTTATAAACATTTCGCATTAAAGTCGAAGAAATTCCATTGTTATATTCTTGCATCTTTTTTATAATACAAATATATATTTTTTATTTTAAAAACAATATTTATGACAGATATTTATCAAGTTTCGAGGCTCTCTTGCCACCGCTCATGACTCCGCCACTTGTAACACCACCGCTCATGACTCCACCACTTGTAACACCACCGACCATGCTCTTAAGTTGCTTAATAAATGGTCGTTCTTGAACCATCTTAAGAATGTTCGCCATTCCTAAATTAGAAGCCTTGCCGCCAACAAGTCTCTGATATTCAGAACTCTCTAAATGAGCGACAGGATTCTGTTCCTTAGTCTGGAGCACTTGCTGTTTGGTCAGAATACCAGTGAAAATCTGGGCTGTACCCTGTTGCAGAGCGAATAAACCACTGTTCATGGTAATCGTGACGATTTCAGGTGTAATATCAAAAGGAAATTGGTTGGTAACATTGATGTTAAACTGGAACTGGTATTGACCGAGCGAAGATGCCGATAGATAAGATGGCAGACTGAAATCAAGCGAAGGATTAAGGACCAAAAGACTGCCAATGGTTGGGACTTTTCCTTGGGTGCCAGTTGCATTGTTGTTGATACCTGCCTCGCCTTGAAATTCATAAAATGATTGTTGAGAGCCGTTTCTAAAGGACATGTTGTACAAATCTTGCTGAGTCGCAGTTGAAATCAGACCGGACGCATTGTTAAAGTTGATACTGATAGAGTTTATTGTTAGGAAAGAAGATGAATAAGCCCAGTTCTGAGTAGACATTGGTACACGGACTGAGATCAGAATAAGGTCAGGGATTTGGTTCAGTTGGATAGATTGAGATGTTAGCGTGACAGAAGCACCGGGGTCAATTGCGGTGTTGTTATTTGATATGCTTAGGTAACGAGGATAGTCGAGGTACGGAACAACATTCTTAGTGCTCAATTTCGAGTATTGCTCAGGCTGGAGACTCAAGAAATTAAATAGCAGTTTGGTGCTCTGGAATGCGTTGGGCTGAGTCGCTGTTCCAAGTGTAATACTGGTAATAAAACTGGAGAGACCATTTCCAGCACCATTTACTTGAGAATTGGCAGTCGAGAAAAGACGTTTGCATTGAGAATCGACGTTGAGGACAAAAGACATGTTATTGACTCCAAGCAGACCAGCCTCCTGATTAGGTCTGCAGTTGATAAATGGAGACAGGGCCAAAAAGGGTTCAGTAAGTTGAACAGCGATGGAAATTGTCCACGTATCGGCTGTACCAGCAGAAATTGGCGAGTTGTCAGTTGTAGCGGTAACGGCATTATAATGCGAGATGGTAATAGATTCGAGTGGATAAGCACCGCGGGGTTCGAAGTCCTCATCATATCCATTGTTGTTATATGCTGCTAAAGGGTTGGAGTTAGTTAGGACGGCATTGCTATAAAGTCCCCACTGGTTATCGACATATGACGGCGTAAGACTGTTGTAACGGCTCAGCATACGGTTGTCATTCATGCGAGTAATCATGGGTAGAATATCTTGCAAATTGCTTGACACCGACACGTTGTTAATGGTTGACTGCACTGTCGTAAAGAGACTGTTAAGTGGGAATGCCTGAAGACTGTCGGTCAGACCATATTGGAAAGCCTGTTGTCCTGCTGGAACACCGGCTGCCCCTTGAGTCGTCCCATTAATTTGTACTGTAAAATTAAGATTCGTCTGCAGCAGCAGATGTCGGTCGATAACAATATTTTCTGACGGAATTTGGACGTTGAAAACAATACTACTGTTTGATGCAGATACTGCTTGAAATTGCTGGAAAGTAGATTGAGAAGCCCCACTCTGGACTCCAAAAACCTCCTTATCTGTAATATCGGCTATGCGCGAATCTTCAATGAGTACGGTACGAAAGTCTGACATTTTATTTTATATTAAGACAATATTATTTTATTTTTGAATTATAATTACTTCCCTAAATTAATCCTAAAGATTTACGGCTTAGTTGTCCCATGAGTCCCCTTCCTCGTGAATAAAATCTTTATGGTAGCCGTTACACCTGAGCCAATCAAAAATGGCTGTAATACCCCAATCCGATCCTTCCAAAATACAGAAATGTCTAAATTGCTGATGGGGCGATTACCCGCAAGGCTAATTAGCCTATACTGAGCCGAGGGATTGTATACGATATTCGGCTTATAAAAACCACTGTCAGACACGAAGTCTGAGATGATTTGGCTCACGTTAGAATTGTTACCGCTATTGTTGTAACTGACGCCGTTCAAAAATACTGACGGTGCTGAGATTTGAGTCGGAACGATGGGTAACGTATTGCTTGTAAATACGATGGAAGTGATTGGAGACCATAATGCTATTGTCGAATATTCTTGAACGACTTGAATAGCATTATACGTGGGATTTATGGGGGGGAATGGGATTTCGTTAGCACCACCGAAGGTGTTAGTTTGGATCAAAACATTTTCGTTAAATGATGTACCTGCAAGAGTATTGACAGTGAACGGAAATGAACTAAACAACTGAAATAAGGCTGGATTCATAAATATCTGTATGTAATTGGCTGACGTGTAATTATAGCCTAAAACGTCGCAGTTTAAGATGGCTATTTGAGAATTAGTGTCAAAGGTCAAAATTGGTGCATTAGTTGTCGGCAAAACTGTTCCTATAGGTAACTGAGCAGCCAGAGCATTGAAACATGCAGTAAATGTCAGGTTGATGAGATAGATCCAATACTGAAACGTATAAATGCTATAGTATCCTGATGAATTGTTCTGCAGCCCATTAGCATATCCATTTGGAGGCAGAGGGACAGGAGCAGAATTGTCTTGCGTCTGAAAATTTACATAATTTAGTTGATGATACGTGATTGACGTAGCAGGGTCAGTCCATGACAGCGTCATCGAATAAACCGTTAGGTTGAGGTCACCTTGATTGGGTTGAATCTCAGGAATGAATATTGGTAGAGTCGGAGTGTCTAAAGTAAATCTGACAATGCTCAGATAGTAGTCTTCAGGATTATGTATGATGGGACTGTTACGAGTCTCATTAAAATACAGAACTGGCGGAGGACTCGTAACCGTCTGAAGATTCGTGATGACAACATCATAATAAATTTTATCTGCTTGAGCGTTAGGCTGATTCGACATGGTTTATTTAATATAGCCTGATATTTTATTACTAAATAATTATATATTTCAGCGAAATAATGGATTTTACATGCTTACTATGGCAAATTAACAGAAATCTAAATGAAATCTAACATAGTTTAGATTTGCTTAGACTGTATACCGTAAATATTTGCAAGTTATTACTGATATCAGCCTATATCAGCATAGATAAAAACAAGGAGATGCTAAATTTTAGGTTAAAATAGGGCTATTTAGGGCTAATTTAGGGCTATTTTATGGGCTTTTATGGCTATTTAGGTCGGAGTTAGATTTCTTGCAGATTATAATTTAACATAATTTATAGCAAAATACCTTAATCTGAACATTTGGGTCAGCACCAGCGTACTGGCCATATACACTAACCGTATATGGTTGATTTGAAGTAACCGTATAAGGTGTTGCCGGAAATGCTACGTCAAATGTCATTAGATTCTGAGTTAATGTTGGATTTCCTGTAAAAGTACCGCCTAAATTTGCGGTTTGCTGATAAACATCTATACCAAGTGAATCAGACAGTCTTATATAAAATGGGTAGCCTGTAAAATCGACAGTGGCATTTGTATCAAGTGTAATGTTAAGTTCAATAAGCCACATGCCGCTTCCTATGTTAAATTGGTATTGTTGGGCTGGTACTATAACACCACTTGATGTTAAAGTTATAGTTGGAGATATAAATTGGTTGACAATACCAAACACTGGGAT